CAAGGAACTCCCTGTCCAGATGGTTAAGAAGGCAGTGGTTGTTGGTTTGAAACGATATCAGACTCGTGTTGATAACACGGATACGAAGCACGTTCAGATTCTTGCAGACACGATGATGGATAAGCATGGGAAGATTGATGACTTTGATCCTATTGTTGTCTTGGAAGGTTTTTCAAAGGATGGTGAAGATGTCATCCTTGACGGCAACCACACTACCCTTGCTGCAAAGCAGGTTTCTCATGTAATCAAGGTGCCTGTCATGTACATTCCCAAGAATATCTGGTCACAGTTTGATGAAACACAGTTACAGATTCTTGCAAACCTCTTGAACCCCCAGCAGGAAAAGGCTGCAAAGCCTGGTTCAGTTGATGATCAGGTTGATTGGATTTTCAAGAACTTTCAGAATAAGGGTGTTCCTGCTGACTCTCTTGAAAATGTAGAAATCTTGAAGGCAATGAATTTCAAGACACGAACAATTAACTCAATCATTAAGAAGGCAAAGGACAAGATTGAACTGAACGACAAGTTACCTGCTGGTTACATGTGGAAGCAGTGGTCACTGTACAAGACTGAACTTGATACGATTATTGAGAACGGCACTGACAAGGATTCGATTGCATTACATCAGTCATCTGGTAAGTTTAACTTGCATAAGTTACAGGATATGCTTAAGGCACTTGCGAAGGCAAAGTCAAAGAAGAAGTATGCAACTGTTTATATTACTCATCCGAATTGGAATACTATGAATGAGTGGAACAAGAAGTGGATGCCTAAGGTTATTGATGACATTGAGTTTTGGATTGAACCGAAGGGTTTCAAGGTTGAGGTTGTTCCTCTTGAACACAAGATGAAGAACTCATTGAAGGATATCTAATTGATTGATAGAATCTTTATTCCAAGTTTAGGAAGGAGTCATGCTCAAATCACGTTTGATAACATGACTCCTAATGCACAACGAATAACCAAAATCGTTGTGCAACCTTTTGAGCAAAAAAAGTATTCAAAATATCCTACTGTGGTTCTCCCAGATAATGATATCGGGATCACTGCAACTCGTAAGTGGATATGGTTGTTTGCCAACAATAAACGATATATGGTCATGGATGATGATATCAAAATGGCCTGTCGTAAACCATGGCATGATGGTGAAAAGACAAAACGTATAATGACAGAGGATGACTGGCATCATATGCTCACACAAACATCTAAATGGATGGATGAGGGTATTGCATGGGGTGGTTGTCGTACTGGTGGATTACCCCCTGCTGGTAAAGAATATATAGATAATACTGGAACAGCAGAAGTCTGGTTTTTTGATGGAACACAACTACCAAGTGCAGATGAACTTGATTGGGACTTATCTACAGCAGAGGATATCTCGTTATCACTTCAACTATTGTCAAAAGGATATCGTAATAGAATTTGGGACAGATTCGTATATCTTTCAGACTTTGTTGGCACAGAGGGTGGTTGCATGGATATGGGGAGAAATATGGATATGATAAATAACAATCATGCTAAACTAATTAAAAAGTTTCCAAACTATGTGAGTTGGAATGGTGAAAAAGATATTCGTGGTGAAAAAATGTTGGCAATAAAGGTGCAATACAAAAAAGCATATCTTGATAGTCAAAAATCAAAAGCATCACTAGAGAAATTTATGGAGTAGATAAAATGGAAAGAACATTATTAAAAACTGAAACCACTCAGTGGTTTGAAGAAACTGATGGAGATGGTATACGGCGATTACGCATGGAAAAAGAAATCAAAAAATATTTTCCAGATGATCTGGATGGTGATGGCCAATTGTTAACTAGGCACAATCCTGTGAAAAGTTATATTGTGGAGAATTATTAATGACTGAGCAATTACCAACTAAAGAACAATTATTAAAAGATCCGATCACAAAGAAATTTGTGTTTCTTACGAGTGAGAAATATCCAGACCAAACTTGTATTGGACTTACAAAAGAAACTGATTTTTGGGGTGTGGTTTATAAATATGGCAAGGTCACTTTGCCAGATGAAACTAAAATAAATTCAGAAAACAAGTTGAATTTAAAGTTTGAGTATGATATACTAGAAAACAATGGAATACCAAGAGAGAAGTTTGGAGATGATTTCTTCAAACTCATCGGGGATATCCTTTATCATGTTATTGTGGTGCAAACACCAGACGCAGAGGAAATGAATGAATCAGACAATAGAGAAAACAACATTATCGAATCTAGTATTCAATGAGGATTACTGTAGAATAGTTCTGCCGTTCTTAAAACCAGACTATTTTGACATCAGAGAAGAGAGAATTGTATTTGAAGAGATTACCAGTTTTGTAGATAAATATAAGAAGATACCTACAAAGATTTCTCTTGAGATAGAGATTGAGAATAGAAAAGATTTAACAGAGGTAGAACATGGTAAAGTCGTTGAACTGATACAATCGTTAAATCCAGATGAAGTAGACTTTGATTGGTTAGTAGATACGACAGAAAAGTTTTGTAAAGATAAGGCGATTTACAATGCGGTTGTTGAAGGTATTTCAATCATTGATGGAAAAGATAAGAAACGCAGTCCAGATGCTATACCTAGTATCCTTACTGACGCCCTTGCAGTTTCATTTGATAATGCTGTTGGGCATGATTATTTTGATGATAGTGATAAACGATTTGAGTATTATCATAAGGTAGAAGAACGCATACCATTTGATCTAGACTTTTTCAATAAAATAACAAAAGGTGGTTTACCACAAAAGACTTTGAATATCGCACTTGCTGGAACTGGTGTCGGTAAATCTTTGTTTATGTGTCACATGGCTGCAAACTGTTTGTCTCAAGGTAAGAATGTTTTGTATATTACTTTGGAGATGGCAGAGGAACGTATCGCAGAACGTATTGATGCAAATCTTATGAGTGTCTCTATGGAAGATTTACATGATCTACCCAAAAAGATGTTTGATGATAAGATTGCAAATCTTATGAGTAAGACAAGTGGTAAGTTAATCGTCAAAGAATATCCAACTGCATCTGCACACAGTAATCACTTTCGTGGATTGATAAAAGAACTTGCAATTAAAAGAACCTTTAAACCAGATATTATATTCATAGATTATCTAAATATATGTGCATCATCTAGATTCAAAGGAGCTGCAAATGTTAATTCGTACTCTTATATCAAATCTGTTGCAGAGGAACTACGAGGGCTTGCCGTTGAGTGTAATGTTCCAATTATGTCGGCAACGCAAACAACGAGGGGTGGTTTCACCTCAACGGACATTGGGCTTGAGGACACATCTGAATCGTTCGGCCTCCCTGCGACTGCTGACTTCATGTTTGCACTCATCTCCAACGAGGAGATGGAAGAACTTGGACAGATACTTGTCAAACAACTCAAGAACAGATACAACGATCCAACAGTGAATAAAAGATTTGTTATTGGTATTGACAGATCTAAAATGTTGTTATACGATGTAGAAATGAAAGAACAAGATGACTTGGTTGATAATGGGCAAGAACCAGTATTTGATAAAACATCTTTCGGTGTAAAGTTCAAAGAAAACAAGTATGACGACTTCAAGGTTTGACCCATTATAAATAGTCATATAAAACTATTTGTACAAATGGGAGTTTGAAATGGGATTACGAAAGTATGTTCGTCAAGCAAAACCTACACAAGAAAACAAAGTAAATTATGTAAGTAAAGTGCAGATTGCTTGTGAAGCCGTAGAAAAACTACCACAAGAAAAACAACTCAATATTGATTCCTTAGTGAGTGCTGAGAGTTCGCCAGTTCCAACTCAGATGTATGAAGCTGCTGGAACAATGGTTGCGTTGCATGGTTCAAATTTAAGTAAATCTAATTTAGATGCAACTATGGGTCATCCAGAGTTTAGTCCTGTTGCAAAAAAATGGATTGAGGAATTTCTAAAAGTACACTCTAATAAAGAGGCACTTGATGCACTATTAAATTGGGCTGCACTGACTGGTAGTGGGGTCAATAAAATTGAAAATAAGACATTCAAAGATTTTATTCATAAAAATATTAATGAATATTATGATGTTGCTCCAGCAACATTTCAAGTTCCAACAGCAGAAAAACCAAATACAGCAGATATGATCTGTATAAAAAATGGAACAAGACAGTCATTAATTAATACAGTCAAAGAAATATCTAGACTACCAGAAAACAAACAATCCACAAGAGTGAACACTGACGAAAAAGGTCTAGTTACCTTGATGAATGATAAGGGAAAAGAAGTAGTTTCTTATTATCAAGTATCATTGAAAAAAGGATTTGAAGATGCAAGAATTGGTAGAGTCACAACTTTTGTTAATAAAAACTTTGCTGGTGGTATTAGTTTAGGTTCACCCACACAAGCAGCTGATTTAAGAAGAGGACAAACACAAGATTTACCAGAGGGAATTTTCTCTGATATGTTTGACAAATTTAAAGATATTGTATCTGGTGGATTTAAAAATTTTGTTGGTTGGGTAAAAAAGACTTATTTAAAATTATCACAAGTAATAGTGGGAGTTGCAGTCAAACTGTCTAATCGAATTATTACAAGAAATCGTGGGATAAAAGCTATAAACAATGTCCTTAAAGTTACAAATTTAAATGAATCTAATTTGACAACATTTCTTGGAGAGAAGAAAAGTCAAGAAATTAAAGTTACTAAAACTTTAGTAAAAGAGTTTCAGACAATAGATAGAGAATTTATAAAAAAAGACGAAATTAATAAAGTTCATAATGATAATGTTGCATTAATACAGAAATTAAATAGAGAGTTTACTGCGCCCGGCCGTGAAGTACCACCTATATTGATGTTACCAAATACTAATGCTGGTATTTTAGAAATGAACGAAATAAAGAATGGAGTTGATAAAGTTATAAAAAGTAAAGTTGGGGATGTCATAACAAAATCTGATATCTATCTTGCACTAAAGATAGGAATGAATTATTCTGCAAATGTTGCTATATTTTCAATATTGAAAAGTATAGAAAAGAATATGGGCAAATATGAAAATTTAAGTCAAGCATTATTTTCATTCTCAGCAGAGTTTGAATCTGAGGCTAAGTTTGGAAATACCTCATTACCTCTTGTCATTGCATATGGTGGAAAAAAAGGTAAAGCAGTTGTCTTAGGAACAAGAGATGATTATAAAAGAGACAAGACAGATGAGTTGACTCAAACAGGTAGAGACTTTAATGACTTCCCTGTTGCAGTCATAAGTGTGAGAAAAGCAACGTCACGAGGGGATACAACAAAACAATTATATAACGTCATCCATTTGAAAACTGTAACAGACTTTAAAGATGTCGGTGGAAAACCAGAACCTATCTATTTAATGTTTGAACTTATCGCAGACCAAAGTAGATCTTTTACATTGAAGATAGAAGGAAATAAGTATCAAGATAAAAGTAAGGCTTTGATATAATGATTAAATTTACAGAAATGTTAAATGAAAGTAAGGCTGGTAAAAACTTACACCTAGAACATCTAGAAGATGAGATTATTAATCATGGTGTCGATGGTGGTAGAGCTGCGATAAACTTTCTACGATCCCTTAGAGATATGTTATCAGGCAACTCTCGTTCATCTATAAACATGACTGTCAAGTGGGATGGTGCGCCTGCGATATTTGCTGGTACAGACCCAGAGGATGGTAAGTTTTTTGTTGCAAAGAAGTCTGTATTCAACGCAACACCAAAACTATACAAGACAGAGGCAGAGATAGATGATGATTTATCTGGAGCACTTAATTCTAAATTTAAGATTGCACTTGCAGAGTTTTCTAAATTGGGTATCAAAGGAGTATTGCAAGGTGATCTTATGTTTACAGATGATATTGAATCACAAACCATTGATGGCACAAAGTATTATACTTTTCAACCTA